GTCCGCTCAGGTGCGCCTCAAGGCCCTGACGAACCAGTACGGGGAGTTCAACCAGGCGACGGAGGCGACGGCCCGGATCGCCAGCACGCTGCGGATGAACACCGCCGAGGCGGCCCAGTCGTTTGCGCTGCTCTACTCGAGCCTGCGGCCGACCGGCATCACGGTGAAGGAGCTGGAGGACACCCTGATCGGCTTCGCCGCCGCGGCCCGCAACAGCGGGGCAACGGCGCAAGAAACCAGCAATGCCCTGATCCAGCTGAAGCAGGGCCTAGCGTCCGGGGTGCTGCAGGGCGAGGAACTGCGCTCTATCCGCGAGCAGGCGCCACTGGTGGCGCAGGCGATTGCGCGAGAGATGGGCGTCAGCATCGGCGCACTGAAGAGCCTGGCAGCCGAGGGCAAGGTCACGACTGATGTGGTGCTGCGGGCGATGCAACGACTCAAAGGCGAGCAGCTGGGCAAGCTCAACGCCCAGTTCAACACGGCCGAGCAGGCGATGACGGACTTCGGAAACGCTGCCAAGGATGCCGGAGCTGAGCTGTCGAAGTTGTTTGGGCCAACCGTAATCGCCGGCCTGAGGCTACTTACTGGGGCGATCAAGTCAGTCACAAACGAACTGAGATTCCGCAGCAGAGAAGAGGAAATCACCAGCAAGGCACGCGAGCAAGCCGCCATTGACGTCCAGAAAAAATACCCAGGCATTGAAGGAGCGCTGGCCCTGACTCCACGGTCTCGCGGATTCTTCGATGAACGCACTCGCCAGATTGAGGCGCGACTGAGAACCCAGGTCAACGCCCCCGTTATCCTCACCCCCGAACAACGAGCCGACAAGGAGGCCGCGAGGCAGGAGCGGCTCAGGGCGGGGCAGGCGGCTGGAACTGAAAAGCCTAGGAGCTTCAAGCCAAGCAGCAAGGCGCAAGCCCTGATCGCAGCTGCCAATCGTCTTGGAGTGTCCCCCTTGGACCTGGCGACGCTAATCAGCTTTGAGACTGGCGGATCATTTAGCCCGTCAATCGTCGGGGGTGCTGGTGGAAACTATCAGGGGCTTATTCAGTTCGGCCCACCTGAGCGACGCCAGTACGGAATGAATCGAGGACAGTCGTTTGAGGAGCAGATTCAGGGACCAGTAGTGAGATACTTCCAAGATAGATTTGCGCAGGCTGGCATGAGCACTCAAGGCGCAGATCTTCTGAAGCTTTATACGACTGTCCTGGCTGGCAGCCCAAGTGCCAACCCTAACGCCCGCGACGCATTTGGCACCAGCGCGAGATCCGGGGTAGCCGCAATGGGCCCCCACAGGCAGAGAGCACTACAGATGTTCTTCGGCGGAAGCATGGAGAACGTTGGCTATTCCTCGGCCGAGGCTGGCGCAAACATGGCCAAGGCGTATGAACAGCAAGCCGAAGCCGCCGAAGATCAAGCAAAACAAGCTCAAAAAACCCTAGAAACCAACCGCGAGCTAAACAAGACAAGACTACAAAGCTTGCAGTCAACAATCAACGAAAACGCACAGGTAACTAAAGGGCTTCAAATAGCACGGGCCACTGACGAAACTACACGTCTGCGACTCCAAAAAGAGCAAGAGCTGCTAGATCTTGAGATTAAAACTCGCGAAAAACTGAAAACATACCTGGACGAGGAAGAGAAACCCTTGATTATGGATACCTATAGAAAAGAAAAGCTAAAGATTGAACTCAAGTACGCGGAAGAAATCTATGCACTTGAAACAGCGCGCGCATCCGAAAACTGGCAACAATCCCAAGTCAACCTGCAGGCAACCCTGACGGATTACTACCAGCGGCAGGCTGACATCCTGTCAACTCAGAACGAGCTGGCGGGGAACATCGCCCAGACGCTGGGCCAGGGGCTAAGCCAGGCGCTGAACCTGGCGATCCAAGGCACCGACGACTGGAACCGCAGCCTGTCTGAGATCGCCAGCAGCACCCTGCGCAGCATCGCGGATCAGCTGATTCAGATCGCGGTGATCACGCCGGTCATCAACGGCCTGAGAGGTCTGCTCGGCGGCCCTGCGGCGGGGATCGCGCCGATCGCGCCGGGAATCCCCGCTCTGCCTGGCGGGGACTTCACTGGGGCGTTTACGGGTGGCGGCGGCATGGCGTTTACCGGTGCGCTGCCATCGGCGAGCTTCAGCCCCGGGGCGTTCACCTTCGCCACCGGCGGCATCATGACCTCCCAGGGCCCGGTGCCCCTGCGGTCCTACGCCCGCGGCGGGGTGGCGATGGCACCGCAGGCGGCGATCTATGGCGAGGGCTCAACCCCCGAGGCGTTCGTGCCACTGCCCGACGGCCGACGCATCCCGGTGGCCCTGCGGCAGTATCCGGGGATCCCTGGCGGTCCGGGCGCGGCGGCCGGCTTCGAGCAGACCGACGCGGTGGTGCAACGGCTGGTGGAGTCCGCACGGCAGGAGTCTGCCGTCAGGGCCGCGACAACCGGCGCCGCTGGGCCTGACGGGACCATGCGCATCCAGATCGAGACCACCCGCATCAACTCAGTCGAGTACATCACCGCCGCCCAGGCCGAGGCGCTGGCCCAGGCCGCCGCGACCCGCAGCACGGCCCGGCAGCAGCGGGCCCTGCAGGCCAGCCCGGCCGCCAGGCGCTCGGTGGGGATCTGATGGACCACGACATCCAGGAGGGCGTCTACGTGCAGCTGCTGACCCGCGAGGGGGCACCGACCGGCTATGCGTTCCAGCAGTTCCACGTCGGCCAGACCCGCACCGTTGACGGGGTGAGCTACCTCCCCGCCAGCTTCGAGTACTCCGGCGCGACGATTGACCTCGGGTTTCCCAACGCCGAGGCGGTGCTGGCATTCAGGGCCGACGTGCTGGGCCTGAACCTGTGGAAGCAGGCGGCCGACGATTTGTGGATCGCCAGGATCCGAACGGTCTGGCTGGATCCCGAGACCCTGGACGAGACCGGCGTGCAGATGCTCGACACCTATGCCGTGACCGGCTACGTCCATGACCTGAACACCGTCAGCCTGACCCTGGGCAGCCCGCTCGATGCCATCGGCGGCGACTGGCCCCGGCGGGTGCTGACCCAGGCCATGGTGGGCGCCCTGCCCCCAACGGCGGAGGCGCGGTTCTGATGCTCGGGAAGCGCCGCCACCGCCAGCTACTGCCGATCGACCGGCAGATCATCACCGCCCTGGGACTGACAGAGGAGCAGTATCGGCGCTTCCAACTGGAGGCCGAGCGCCGCAGCCGGCAGCGGCCGGCGCAGGGGCCGGTGGCCGTCGATCCACTGACTGGATTCCTCATCAACCTGGCCATCTCGGCCGTCCTGTCCGCCGCGGCCTACCTGCTCACCCCCCGGCCGCGACTGAAGCAGCCCAGCAGGTCACGCCCCGGCGAGCTGAGGCAGGAGCAGCAGCAGGGCCAGCAACTGGTCAGCCGGACCGAGTTCACGCCGAAGCAAGGCATCAGCAACCCGCAGGACACGATCGAGCTGGGCACGACGGTGCCGGTGATCTGGTCCCACCGCGAGACCATCGACGGCGTGACCTATGGCGGGGTGCGCGTCAACTGCCCGCTGGTCTGGAGCCAGATGCAGAGCCTCGGCGGTTCGCAGCTGTGGCGCGGGGTCTACCTGGTCGGCGAGGCCAGCGTCACCGGCATCGACCCGCAGCAGTTCGCATTCGGCGAGAACCTCCTGTCCGCCTACGACCTGGGCGCCGCGGGTGAGCAGTCGGCCCGGGTGACGATCTACCACAGGCCCGGCGGGGGCCGGATCCGCTCAACCGATCGCATCGCCGGCCGGCTGGCGGCGAACGACCCAGGCAACGCCGAGGCCGCGGGGGCTGGCGATGTGTTCCAGGTCCGGGGCCTGAACAACGCATGGGTGCCGGCGACCTGCTACAGCTACACCCCCAGCAGCCAGACCACGTTCGGGGTCTACGGCCCGATCGGCAACGGCCTGGCGTATCGGGTCAACCCATCCATCAGGCCGATCACCCAGGCCAACGTCCAGACCCCCCGCAACAAGGACTTGCTGGAGCAGGGTTACGGCCTGATCGTCTGCAGCCGCGACAATGCCGCGACGGCCCAGCGGGCGAAGAGTGACGCCATCAGCGCCAGCCGCTGCGGCTTGACCGCCCATCGTCGCGGCGGCAGCCCGGTGGTCAGCAACACCCTGCTGGTCAATGACGAGTTGGACCTGCAGCTCGACAGCACCACCGAGGCGGCCCTGACGTTCGGCAGCGGAGACTACTCAGAGTCCCGCGGAGACATCGGCGCGGCGGTGGCGGGGCGGCAGCGGGCGTGGGATGACGCCCTGGTGATCGGGGAGCTGTACCGCATCGGCTCAGCGGTGTGCGTCTGCAGCGCCCGCAGCCCCAGCGATGACGTCTTCCGCAGCGACGTGGATCAGCAGCCAAACGGCGGCGGCGTCACGGTGACCGCGACATTCAAGGTGGTCGAGGCCGGCACCGCCGACTTCCCCGGCACCGGCGGCACCAGGTCCGGCACCGCGGCGCCACACGTGCTGCGGATGGCCCGGGCGACCGTTGCGATCCCGCAACCGGCGCAGGTGATCGAGATCGGCATCCGCTCCCAGCTGGGGCTGCGCGTGTCCGGCCTGATGAACTTCCGCGACGCCCTGCCCTATGCCGAGGTGGACGGCCGCGCCTGCGACTATTTCAACCTCAGCCTGCTGCCGCCAAATCAGATTCTGCGGGTGACGGTCTACCAGAGCAACACGATCACCCAGATCGAAACCCGCTACTCGTTCAACCGGCTGCGGTACCGCATCGCCGGCAGCGGTTCGGCATGGTCCGAGCTGCCCCAGTTGCTCGGATTCTCAGGGGCGACCCAGCAGGCTCAGTTCAACTTCATCCGGCTCGAGTTCCCGACCCGGCAGCGATGGGAGGTGCGGATTGACCCGGTCAGCGGATGGGAGGTGCGCAGCGGTACGGCCACCGGTGACCTGGTGGTGATCGACGCCCGGCTGTCGACCCTGCTGACCCTGACCGATGGCGCCGCGGTGGTCCGGGTGCCGGGCACGATCGAACCGCGGCAGGCGAGCACGTTTCAGATGCCCTGCACGATCAACGCCCGAGGCGGCATCGGGATGCCGAACGCCGACGGCAGCAACTACGTCGACGAGTGGGCACGGTTGGCAGAGCAGTTCGTCTACGACGAGATCACCGCGAGCTGCGGCATCCCTGAGCACGAGATTGCCTACGTCAACGTCATCGACACGGCGCCCACGACGCCGGAGTATCCCGACTTGACGCTGGCGGGGGTCTGCATCCGCAGCTCCACCGAGGCGACCCAGCTGGGCCAGCTCAGCGTCTACGTCAACGACGGCATCGACGGGTCGCACTCATTCCCGGATCTGCTGGCCGCCGGGCTGCTGAACACCCGCTATGGGGTCGGGTCGATCCTGAGCCCGCTACAGGTTGATGCGGCTTCGTTTGCTGCGGCCAGCCAGTGGTGCCGTGACCACCGCTACTTCTACGACGGCGCACTGCAGCAGCCGGTCAACATGCGCGGATGGGGCAACGACACGGCGGCCCTGTTCCTGCTGGATCTGGTGACGCGGAACGGCGTCAGCTACCTCCAACCGGCGGTGCTGTTCGATGAGGCCGAGGAGATCACGGGCCTGTTCAATGCCGGGAACATTGTCGAGGGCAGCTTCAGGCTGAGCTACCTGGACCAGGCCGAGCGCCAACCGTGCCGGGTGTCGGTGAAGTGGAGGGAGGAGCGCCGGGCCGAGGGCGACGGCAGCAACCGGGGCCTGTTTCCGGTGATCCGCGAGGTGACGGTCCGCGAGGCCGGCACCGGCGAGACCGCGCCGCTCGAGACCATCGACCTGAGCGACTTCTGCACCAGCGAGCGCCACGCCATCGACGTTGGCAAGCTCAAGGCCCGCCTCAAACGGCTGGTCACTCATCAGGTCACCTTCGAGACGGTGCCACAACAGGCCACCCTGAGCCCCGGCCGATGCTTCCGCCTGGCGATGGAGACCGTCGCCTACGCCACCCCACGGAACGGCGCGATCCTGGCCGATGGCACGATCACCGCCAGCGAGGCCCTGGCGGACGGGACCTATACCGTCCTGCTCTGGGATGGCGTCGGGCAGATCCAGGAGACCCAGCTGCAGGTGCTCGCTGGCAAGGCCGTGGGCCAGGGCCAGGCGGTGTTCACCCTGGCGGATGTGTTCGGCACTGAGACGACCTACAAGGTCCAGTCAATGGCGTTCAACGACCAGGGCAACATCGAGGTCACGGCGCTGCACTGGCCGACCACCGACGGCTTCAGCGACGTGGCGGCCGGATGGGAGGTGCCAGGGAACTGGACGATTGAGGGCCAGATTGGCAGCAGCGACGCCCCAGGCAGCCTGACCGCATCGTTCACCGGCGTGCAGATCACGGGCCCCGGCACCCTGACCGTAGGTGTTGCCGGCAGCTACGCGGCGGTGATCAGCGGCACCGGGACCGGCTTCACCTATGCCTGGTCTGGCGCGGGCCTGACGTTCGGCAGCGCCTCGGCCGCGACCACAACGATCACCGCC